TGCGCTGTTGAAAATCAATGTATATTTGTGACATTATCTAAACTAGAGTGCAAAGTTGTATAAAAATAAACCAAAATATATATAATAGAATATAAAAAACAAAAAAATACCTACTGTAGAAATACTACTAGCGATAATAAATATATAAAAACATTAAAACAACACATGCTCATACCTGTCCGTCGGTGATCATAGAACGACCATCCATAGTGATCTCTTGAAATTGGAAATCATTTGCGGGGAGAACATAGATTTCGACGAATACTGAATCAGGTACTCCATCGGGGACGCGTAGCGGCGCTCCAACACTCACTCCTAGAGCTCCATTATAGAACTCAGAATAGGAGGGGGGGGTCGCTGTTGCATCAGCCTCATTGGAGGGTTGTCCAGTGTTTACTCGTCTGAAAGGTTCTTCACCAAGATAAGGGCAAGTGATTGCAAACTTATTTTCGGTGTTCTTGACGGCACAAGATACGGTGTATTGTGAAACTCGGGTCTCATAGTTAGCGGGAATGATACCTGAGTTGGGGTGGTAAGTGAAGTCGAGTCTTCCTTCATGAAAATTGGTACCAACAACTTCAAAGATGAAAGTTATGCCACCGCGCCAGTATTTGAACTTTGACGCTAAGTAGCACATTATTGTTGGACAGAAGGGGGCCGGTCCTAACTCGAAATCAACGGTGGGTCCGACGTTGAATGATGCTAGCAAATCTCCTGATTGATTACCGACCTTCCACTCAAAATAGCCTAAATGTGAGGCTCGAGTGAAAAGACTGGGCATTGACGCTTCGTTGAATTTAACGCCATAGTGTTCGGGATCGGATATTTGCTGTCTGGCCGGATGTAATGTCATCTTGTCTAGGGGTTCGGGCCCATCGGCAAAATTCATAAAGCCAGATTTCTTGCTTGTGACGAAAGACGGCATAGTCGAAATAGCCGGTTTGTCAAGTAGTTGTAGGGCGGTGCTGAGAACTTTCTCAGGGACTACTTTGTCAGCGATCGTTTTGATCGCTCCGCCGATGAGCTCCTCTATCATTTCAGGTCTCATCTTCTTCTCCTCTTTCTTTTCCTCTTCAATCGGCGGATGTCGCGAGTTCAGCCATCCGGGGAATCCTGTATCGATCTTGATATAAGGAACTCCTCGGAAAACTCCCATCGTGAATTCATCTGCCAATGATGCATAAACGTCTAAGTTGTGTAAGAAACGGGCGGTGCCTCCTGGTGTTGATAGGCAACCTACTCGAATCCACAACGTTCCACGTGGCAAGTAACCATACGTCGATTGGACTGCAGGCTTATACCACTTGGGATTTAGGGCAATTGCGCTTCGTTGTTGAAAGGGGATTTGGAACTCTAAAGCTCCGTTGTTCGATGTTTGCATGACTCGATGGGGATCGAAGTCTGTTGAAAAAGCAGCTTGGTACTTTGCATCAGGGTGATCAGGTTGTGGTTCAAAGAAAGCTTCCACAAGTGCGATAAACGGCACTGCGGATTGAAAACCTCCTACTGAATGTAGAATTTTGAAATTGACGGCTCCTCGAAGCGCATTAAACATATCCAAAACCCAAAACGATCTCAGTATATCGGCTAATTCCAATTTCCACCAAATGACTCCATCTGCTGCGGTCGAGTTCGTATAAGTTCCGACCTTATGATATTTCTTTCCGATGTTAACCAAATTGAATTCCGCTTCTCCAAAGTGCGAAACTTTGGGATCTCCTGTCATCGCTCGTTTAGCGGCGATGTGTATTCCTTCTCTGGGATACTCATTGATAGACGGTTGTTGCGATTTGTCTGATCTCTGTTTGTTTTCAGCCATCTGAGGCTCCATTCTCTTGGGTCTTTGTGCTTGAGCTTTTGGCTCAGCTTTAAACTCCACTTCTGCGAACTTCTTCTGGATCGCTTGAATCTCAGTAAAAGTGAGAGCGTTAGCTTTCGGGACTTTGAAAACGGGTGAATCCAAGCAAAAGAACAGCTTGACTACCACAGATTGCGAGGCAGCATTTACTACCTTTAAAGGCGAGTGAACAATAACCGCAAGTTGACCTAATGAGTCTTTCTCTTCCAGTGTTAAGTAACTCTTGGGGTGTCTAAAGGGGACGTACAGCTCTGTCGTTCCACCTTGACTGGGATCTAGTTTAATACATCCAATCTCGATTAGATCTTTCGAGCTGGGAACACGTGGGTACACTCCTGTTACCAGTGGTACCATTGATGGTGAAACTCCAACACAAACTCGTCCTTGATGCCATTTCGAGGCGACCATAACAGCCTTAATGCGAACTCCGGCGCATCTAAAATCTTTAAATACAGAAAAAGGAGCTCCAGCAAAAGCTGACTTTATGATGCCAAGAATAAGATCTTCTTGAAACAAAATGGTTTCTCGTGCATCTGAGACGGTCCATGCTACATCTTCTATGGCATGCCACTTCATAAGCATTTTCTCGATATTCCACGCTTGATCGTTCAGCGTAGATTCGGCTCTGGGTGAGACAAAAGGTGACGCTCTCACTGTTACGTGATCAATCAAACTCTTATCTGACAGAGTTGTTCCTTCTTGATTTTGGGTCGTTCTAGCTTCTCCAGTCGGATCTTTAATGCTCTTGCTCACGTCCGGGGATGTGACAATGGGAACCTCCTCAAGTGGAACGGGAGTGTCGACAATTGTCACAGCTCCTTCTCCTGCCAGGGGGAAACTCGAAACAACTGATTCCGACATTTCCGGTGTCATTTTCCTGCTTCTTTCTGGGATAATTTCATATCCCTCTTCTTCTGCGAGACGCATGACCTCAACCAATTTATCCAAATCGATTTTCTTCTTCGGTAGCTTGGCGATATCTTCGTCTTTTCCATAGTATAACACTTGATGTGTTAACTTGTCAGTTTGATTCGTGTTAGTCAAAGTTCTCTTATCGATCGAGCTATTTACATAACTGATCATGTTGTTAAGAGCAGAGAGCACTTCGTTCTCTCGGTAACCTTCTTGCAGCATCTTTTCCTTAAGCATCCTTCCTCGATCAGTCACCGGTCTTTGTCCACCCATTTCTGTGTAGACTTCGCGGATTGTTTTAATCGTCATGTGTTGGAACACCTCATGCAATCGCATTCCTCGGTGATAATCGTCTCCTTGATGCTCAACCCACATGTGGTCTAAACATCTGTTCATAGAAACGAATTGTTGCTCGTTGGGGCAAATACTGCAGCACCACTTTTTAGTGGCTTTAGACTGGAACATTTGAGGTTCCATCTTCTTCTCCGGTTCTTCCTGTTGTTCTTTTTCGTGTTGTTCATTGTTTTCTTCTCCACTCATTTTCGTTAAATTACTCGGTCCTGCTTCATTGGGCGTATTCCCAATTGCGTTGTCTTGTAATGGCTCGGCCATGCCGGTCGTATCGTATCTGATGGGTTCCATCGGTACTACATTCATCTGCTCATAAAAGGCCATTTCTTCTGGTTGTGTTCCAGGAAACGTCCCATAATTCATATACTGATGATGCAGGGTGTTGAAATCCACCAACGCCAAGTCCGGTTGTTCCTTAAGTAATTGTTTTCGTAATGCGTCGAACATAGATCTTCCGTGAAAGAACAATGCTCTAAGTGATCCGTTTGAATTCATTTCCAGTGCTGACAATGGGGTAACATACTTGCTTTCCCGAACCCAGTTAATGGGCTCCAGGGCAGCAGTGACCTCCATTTGGGGCGCATAATAACCGTAATAGTTTCCAGTCTTGTTCTTAAGAAAACTGATATCACTTAACGGTTCTATCGCTATAGCCTTTCCTTTCTTATCAGCACTGGTATAAACCATGCCTTTTTTGTCTAACCATTGAGCATACGTTTCCGCATTGAACCACTTCGAGGCAGTTCGCTCAACAGCGTTGATATTGTCATCTCCCATAATTTTTGTTCTTACAAATTTTGAAAAATGATATCCGCCTCTTATGTGGGCGGGAACCAGATCGTTCCATCCGTATCTCAATAGCATTTCGTTAGCTAGAGATCCAGCAACTTGCGTGGTCCAACAACCTGACGTCAACGACCCACTCGCCCTAAATATTCTGTTCTTAATAATATAGGTCGGGTTTGATAATTGCAATCTGACTGCTTCCAATATACAGCTTTCGGGAATGGCTAGGGAATTAATCTCCTGAGTCAACCTCAAGGCTTCAAACGATTCATCCGTCTCAGTGGATCCAACGAAGAAAAAATTCTTCAATGAACCCTCGTCAAGGACCTGCATCATGATTTCTGACGCTGATCTTAACAGTCCTTCCGATACGGATCCGTCATAGCACTCGTAGTCGCCTCCAAAGCCAACATCCGAGACCTCGCGTAGTTGCATGAACATATCATGCCAAGATTTACCAAGTCGATCCACTCCTCCCGCATACGGAACCTTCCTCTCTAAAAGGACGAGCTCCATAAAACGAGAAAAATATCTCTTCTCAAGCAAAATCTGTACAATTGGACACACTGTGAACAATCGAGTTTTTGGTTTAACTCTAATCTTTTCTATGGGTCTCCTCTCGTCTTTAAGGGATCCCACGACAAACCACTGCGGTACTTTACCTTCTTTAATTTCCTTCAAATCTTCCAGTAGCTGTTGAAGGAAAATTGGTGTGAGTCGAAGTCCATCAGGGTATCTGACAAACAAATCCGTTCTTTTCACACCCCTAAGGGTAAAGGGAAATCCAGGTGACGTTGTCATGTCTATGGATTTTAGTATGTTTGAGGGGTTTAATGTTTGATACAATGACATGGGTCGCTTCTTGACTCCAAAATTCTTGTCATTTAGGTGTAAATACCACTCCTTCATCTCATCTCGAACTTCGTTTAAATCTTCGTACGAAATTCGGATTTGTCTTTTCATTTTTCCAACTCCATCCTTAAAAAGGTCAACCTTGCCTTTCAAATCTCCAGGAATTCTGGGATCATCATTTGACAATACTGACGGTTCAGTAGTGTGGACTTGAATCTTGTCAAAAACAAGAGACTTTCGCAAAGTAGTTTTTGTAGGATCAAACATTTTTCGCGTAGTTCGTCCAACCAGTTGTAGATCGGTTCCTTCTAACAACGTTTCAGTCATCTCGGGTTGCATAGTTCCATCTATCGGTCTAGTAAATTGTGAATTCAAATTCGAAGTGTCCATCGTCTTTTTAACGATAGTTTCAATCATTGATTTGGTCAATGTGAGGACACAAGCATAATTCATCTCATGATAATAGCCAATGTGAATACCAACTACCGGAGAATTCGATGTTCCATCTGATAGCATGACTGGGGCGCCACACGCTCCGGGGTGACTTCCATGCGTAGCATAAACGATGTTTTGTCTCCATTTTCGACCATTTTGATCGTGAAATAGGACATCAGATTTCAAGAATCTCGTCTCTCGCCAAGTTTGCATCTGAGTTTGAATATTATACTCAAGAAGCAAACCTTTCTTTTCCGATAAGCTAAAATCGCCATTCCAAAAACGACTGAATATATGCTTTTGCATAGGAATTATACGAGGTAACTCATACAACACACAATCGACTGGAACCTTGGTTTTAAGATCTTCATCAAATTTCTCTAGGACAGTCATCCTCGACTTCTCAAAAAGAAATTCCAGGGAATTAGCTATAGTCGGAACTTTAAGAAAGAATTTTGTTCCATCCTTAACGTGACTGAGATATTTTCCATCTTCCATTGTCGGACCTGAATCCACTCCTCCTGGGACAAACACATGCTCTACCGTGAGTAGATACATTCCTCCTACCAACATTGCATTGGTGGAATAAGTCTTTCCCGTCTTTTCAACTCTCGTTAGTATACAAGTCGCTTTCTGTAGGACATTCTGAACTGCCCACACTGACGGGTCATTAACTCCTCCTTCTGGGACATATTGCTTAGCATGCGCTTTATTTTTGGAAATACTCGATTCCGGCTCCATTCCATTACTAGAACGTAACATCATGTAACCGATAAGAGATGTACATAAGGCAACAGCAGCTGGCATAACCAGAGCTTTATATCTTCCCATAAACGAATCCGGTGAAAAGTCCATGTGCTTAACAAACTGATAGGACGTACAAACATTCACTCCAACTAGCCAGACGAGATAACTCATACTAGCATCCATTAAGAATGAGTCGAACAACTCTCCGAATGACATAGAATATTGAGGTATCATGGTCTTACCACCCTCCATTCTAGGTTCCGGAAGTCCCATATTTGATGGGGCATCTAATTTGTTTTTAGCAAACTTGAGAATGTTACTCTGCGCTTCTTTTAGGCTCAATGTGGGATTAGTCGTTGCACTTCCAGTTGTGTCGAATTCCAGCGGACAAGGAAAATCAGAATCAAATGATTCATCAATCTTTTGTCGACCGTCCATTCTATCATACAAAAAGATATTGTATGCTTGATAGATGTATTCGCGCATTTCCTTCATGCTCAACCAATCCGTAGTCGGTGTGAGTCTTCTTCCCCCGTTCTGGGCTTCACCAGTTATAGCTCCTCCTCGAACACTAAATTTAGTTTCTCCGTTGTCTCCTAACTTCGTTTGAATTCGCAAGTGGAATCTGCGATAAATAGCTCCGACATCTGATATTTGAGTCGTGTAATCGTTTTCAACATTGGAACATGCTATCACAACTTTTGGGTCTATTGACATTCCTTTCGGGGTTGAGCCAGTTATATTGGCAAAATTCGCCATGAAAGGGGCTGCTGACACTAAAAGGATTAACTCCATGAGATCCATGGGTTCAGCTCTGTTTTGTCCAAAGTCATCATACATGATACACTGTCGCGTTCCAACTCCATCCCAATACTCTTGCATATTGCGCATAAAGGTCTTTGCGTAAAATTCTTCCTGAGTTTTAGCTCCGAGTATCGGGGCAAACAGATAGGGTGCAGTTCGTGACTTTCCCGTTCCTGGAGGTCCATACAATCGGACACAAAAGGGTTCACCTTTCCTGGCTGATGGGGGACACGTAGTCGATGATATTATTCGTTCCGTGTCAGATATCAACTTCATAGTAAATGAGTCCAATCGCTGTTCTTCCTTGATATAGGCTACCATCTTTTCCAATGCCGTTTTTGCTTCCACCATCGATGATCTTGAATCAGGTAAGTCAGCTCCAGCTTTAATCTTATAATCCAGAGCGGCAAAAACGCCAATTCTAACGGGACTAGTAGCAGTTTGGAGTTCAATCTGAACCCAAGTCTTAGTATCCGTAGTACAGAATCCAAGCATCTTCTTAAGCCAGTCCCAAATCTTCGTTCCTAGCTGGGCAATGTTTTTCGACACCATAATTATGGGAAGAATTTCCTTACAAAACATAGATAATGATTTAAAAAGTCCTACATGGACCCCGGGGGCGAACGCAGACACAATTAAGGTCAACACATCCGACACACTCTCGGGTTCCATTCGGAACTTATTTCTCTTACAAGTATCTATCATGTTGGTGATTTCTTGATCGGAAAATTCCTTCGACAGGAGGACGTAAGCTGGGTGTTTCTTCATCCTCTCATAATCAGTGATACCGAATTGCTCTGCATAGCTTGCTAAAGCTTTAACAGAGTCTTGCAGATCTTTTTTATTCAGGCACAATAGTGCAGCTACTCTGGATGGAAAAGTCTCAACGGTGGACGTCAAGACCGCTCCAAGTCTTCCTTTCCAATTGCATGACAACCGATGTACGGTATTCATGTAAGTTCCTGCTATCCCAACTACCATGGTTGCCAAAGCAATCATTTGTTGAGTATCAGATCCTAGCAATGCAGTGAAAAGCAAAACCACTTCTGTCATCGATCTGGAATTAATCCAATCGACAATGGCTTCCATAATTGATCCAATAATGGTCAAGACCTCCAAAAAGCCTTCGAGATTCTTCTTCGCCATAACAGTCTCCTCCAAGAATTTGAAAATGGATTCTGAAAAACCAGACAACATCTTAGTAATTGAATCAACGGCAGAGGAAATACCTCCAGCCGCCGACTGATACATAGATGAAGCCATAGCTCCTTCTGGGATCATAGTCTTCTCTTCGGTGAGGGCCTTCGCAAGATATTCGCGAATTCCTGTTTTCTTCTTGACAACACCAGCATAAGTCTTTTCCGTCGTTACATGTTTGATCTTTGTGACGACATGGTCATCCAAAAATCTTTTGATTGATGTTTGCAATAACGTGTGGTCATAAACAAATTCTCCGTTGAAAGGTGTTCTAACGGTATGACCAAGTTCGGCTTCCTTCATCTCGTAAGAGAGAGGAGTATTGCAATTGCACGATTCGCAAGTCCAACCACCAAGCCAATAGCTCGTATAGCTACAGCGTCGGCAATATATTCCTTTGTGACCGCACATTCGGACCACAGTTGTAGCCCTTGCAGACTGACACCTGGGACAAATGGCAGCTTCTCCTTCGATACTATCATTTTCATGATCGCATCCAACAGCGTAAAAACGATGAATTCGTTGATCTTTCTTGATGAGGCAGATCTTAGTAAACGCCTTACCATGTTTACACTTGTGTCTAGTTGAATAGGCCTTAATGCGTTCTCCATCTGTCATCTCGGGTGTTCGGATGTTATCCAGATAGGGACTTATCTCGTCCAGTGTCTTATATCCACTCGGCAAATCGTACTTGTGACGCTGGGCATATTGCACTCTAGCGTTTCTTTTAGCTTCCTTATTTGCCAGGGATTGCTCGCAATGGTTGAACGTTTCTTGCAGCTGTCGCTCAGGTCTAACGTTTTCACGTTTTGGGGCACCTTCACCGCGATCATTCTTCTTAGCAGCACGTTCTTGTTTTTTGACTTCCGAATTGTAGGCCTTGCGAGAAGCCTTTAATCCTCCATCTTCTGATTTTTTTGAACAATTTTTAAAAAAAGTAGCAGACATTTTCGTTGAATTAGTAACTATAGGCGGACGTTGTACGTGATTTGTAACTTGTCGACCCTCTAGCCACTAAACTCTTACCTTCCTGGCACTCCTAGGTAGTGGTAAACACTTTAACAAGGGGAAATGAAAAATAAAAGAATTAAAATGGGAAAAAGTAAATAAATAGATAGAATAAAAACAAAAAT